GGCGGGACCGAGTGAAGGCGGCGTGTACCGGGCAATCCCGGCAGACGCGGCCGGCGCGCACGGGTTCAACGCCAGCGGCATCATCTTTGACGAGTTCCACACGCAGAAGAACCGCGACCTGTATGACGTTCTGAGCACATCGACCTTGGCCCGCGACCAGCCGCTCATCTTCATGATCACGACGGCCGGGTTCGACAAGCGCGGCCCGTGCTTCGAAGTGTACGAGTACGCCAAACAGGTTATTGCCGGCCGCATCCGGGACAAGACCTTTGTCGGTCGCGTCTTCGAGGTGCCGCAGGGTACCAGCTTCGAGACCATCGCGGAGCGGTACAAGAACGGCCGCTTCAAGCGCGAGAAGGACCTGTGGCCGCTTGCGAACCCGTCACTGTTCGGCCAGCCGGGCGGGTTCGTGAGGTCGGACGAGATACGGCGCGCAGTCACCGAGGCGATACACTTGCCAAGGGCGCAGAATCACGTTCTCTCATTACACTTCAACGTCTGGACCGACGCCGCCGAGTCGTGGCTGGCGATGTCCGAGTGGGATGCCTGCGCCGGGGTCGGTCCAACCGAGGACAAGCTCGCCGGCCGCGCGTTCTACGGCGGACTGGACCTGTCGCACACGCAGGACTTCACGGCGTGGTGCCTGCTGTTCGAGCCGACTGATGCCGACCCGGTCCACCGCGCGCTGTGGCGCTTCTGGATACCGGAGCAGGCCATCCTGCGCCGTGGCGACATGGCCGCCCAACTCGGCGTGTGGCGGGACCGCAAGTGGCTCACCGTCTGCCCCGGCGACGTGGTCGACCACCGCGACGTTGAGGAGCAGATACGCAAGGACTGCGCGGCGTTCAATCTGCTCGAGGCGGGGTTCGATACGTTCCACGCCTACCCGATCGTGTCGAGTCTCGCTGAGTCGATGCCGGACAAGTGGGCCGACGCGGGCCAGACGTTCCGGCACATGAACGCCGCCTGTAAGGAGCTTGAACTGATGCTGTCCGAGCGCAGGCTGGCACACGGCGGCAACCCGGTCGCGCGCTGGATGGCGGGCAACGTCGTCGCCGAGACGAACCAGGACGACCTCGTGAGGCCGTCGCGCAAGAAGTCGAACGAGAAGGTGGACGGCGTGGTCGCCCTGCTGTTCGCCCTCCAGCGCGTGCTCGTCGCCGAAGCAGAACCCGAAGTCCGATTCATAGCGTTCAACTGACGGAGGCCACAACGAACCGGAACAGGACATAGCCGATGTGGCCCTTCAGCACGATGGTCCGCGAACGAGACGAGCCCGAGACACGCGACAACGGCTTCACCGCGTTCCTTGACCTGACCACGCCAGTAGCCGCGGGCGTGTCCGTGACTCAGGACAACGCCGTCAACCTGCCCGCCGTCTACAAGTGTGTCAGCCTCAACGCAGAGACCATCTCAAGCCTGCCCGTCGATGTCTACACGAAGCGCGGCGACATCCGTGTCCAGCGCGATACGCCGCCCTTCGTGACCAACCCGAACCCGTTCCAGAACTTCGCCGAGTTCATCGCCATGAGCCAGACGAGTCTCGACCTCTCCGGGAACTGCTACTGGCTCAAGGCAACTGATGGCGCCCGCGTCGTGGGCCTGTCCGTCATCGCTCCGAGTGCCGTCGAGCCGAAGGTGACTGATGGACAGGTCGTGTACTGGGTCACGACAAACGGCGGCCGCGAACCGTTCGCCGCGACCGAGATCGTGCACCTTCGCGGACTGACGCTGCCCGGGCAACTGACCGGCCTGAGCCCTATCGAGTGCGCGAAGCAGACCATCGGCATCGGCCTCGCAGCGGAGCAGTTCGGCGGCAGCTTCTTCGGCACCGGCGCTACCCTGTCCGGGGTCATCACCTCGCCTGGCACCATGACGCAGGAACAGGCCGACCGCCTGAAGGAGGCGTTCACCAAGAAGCACGGCGGCGTATCGCGATCGCACGCCATCGGCGTCCTCTCCGGCGGCGCGGCCTGGACACCGCTCAGTGTCAAGCCCGACGAGGCGCAGTTCCTCGAATCCCGCCGCTACTCGGCAGCCGAGATAGCTAACCTGTACGGCGTCCCCGTCGAACTCGTGGGCGACGGAGGCCAGCAGGGCGCGAAGGGGTACGTCACCGGGGTCGCGATGCGGTTCCGGCTCTGGTACCTGACCGGCCTGCTCCCGCGCATCACGCGGCTCGAGACGGCGCTGTCCTCGTGCCTGCCACGGCCCGCTTACGTCAAGTTCAACACGAACGCGCTCCTGCGCATGGACCCGGCCGAGCGCACCGCCTTCTATCAAGCCGCGCAGCTTGGCGAGTGGATGACCCGCAACGAAATCCGCGAGCTTGAGGACATGGACCCGGTCGAGTCCGGTGACCAGTTCCTGCACTCGGTCCAATGGCAAGAGAACGCGCCACCCGATGGCGACCAGACAAGCACCGACGACGAACCCGCCCAGAGCGGGTTTTCTGATGGAGGCGACCAGTGAGAGAGACACGCATCTTCGCCGTGCCGCTTGAGACGCGAGAGGCCGAGGACGGGACCGCGACCATCGCCGGGTACGGTGCCATCTTCGACAACGAATATGACGTCGCCGGCCAGTTCACGGAGTCGGTCGCGCCCACCGCGTTTACTCGCTCGCTCAAGAACAACCGCGACCACGCCGTCGTCCTCGGCCACGACTTCAACCGCGTCCTCGGCACGGAAGAGTCCGGAACCGCCCGCTTCGCCGTGGACGGCACCGGCCTGCACTACGAGGCCGACCTCGATCTCCAAGACCCGGACGGCCTCTCGGCATGGCGCAAGGTGTCCACGGGCCGCGTGCGCCAGTCCTCGTTCTCATTCGAGGTCGTGAAGGACAAGTGGGAGGAGCGCAAGGATGCGCCCCCGCACCGCACCCTGACCGAAGTACGCCTCTACGAGTGCAGCCCGGTCCTGTACGGGGCGAACCCCGACACCGTGGTCGACGTGAAGCGCGCCGCACGATCCCTCGCCGCCGCCCTTGAGGTCGACCAAGCAGAGTCCATCAACGAGGTCATTGACCTCGCAAGTCAGCGCGATGCCACCACTCCTGACCCGGAACCCGACCCGGCCGCGTGCCACTCGGAGACCACTCAGGACTCGGAGCCCGTGCGCGTATTCCATCCATACGTGTAAGGAGACCGAGAGTGAGTAAGTACCACGAATTGCTCCAGGCCAAGCACGAGGCCGTCCGTGCCTACCGTGAGGCCACCGACGACGACACCCGCGCGAAGGCGTGGGACGGCGTGCACGCTGCCGGTGAGGCGCTCGACGCCGCGCTGGTCGACGCCGAAGAGTCCCGCATCGACGAGGCCGCCGTCGCCGCGGCCGAGGCCCGTGACGCCGCCGCCAAGCGCGTCGGCAGCATCGTCACCCCCAAGCCCATCATCGACCGCGCCGTCCTGAACGACTACCTGGAGAAGCGCGTCAATCAGGTCACGTTCAACATCCCGATGCACACCGAGCAGCGGACCGACATCACCACGGCGTCCTCGGGCGCTTACGGCGGCTACACCGTTCCGCAGACGTGGGCCGACAAGGTCGCCATGTTCCGCGTGGCTCAGTCCGGCGTGCTCAAGGCCGGTCCGACCATCCTGAACACCGCTGGCGGAAATCAGATCAACTTCCCGACGCTCACCACCGACGCCACCGCGTCGGCCGGGACTGAGGGTACCGCCGGTTCGGTCACCAACCCGGTCTTCGGCACGGTGCCGCTCAATGCGTACCGCGTCGACATCTGGATGGCCATTTCCGACGAGCTCCTGCGTGACAGCGGCGTCAACCTCGAAGAGGTGCTGGGCACCCTCGCCGGCCGCGCCATCGCCGTGAAGGCCGCTCCGTACTACAACGACACCGACGTCGGCACCGGCTCCAGCCTCCCCGCCGCCGTCGCCATCGGATCGACCCTCGGCGTCACCGCCGCGAGTGTGAACAGCGTCACGCTCGACGAGGTCAAGGAGCTCATGTACTCCGTGCTTCCCGAGTACCGCCCCAACGGCACGTTCGTCGCCAACTCCGACCTGACCCTTGAGATCGCGGTCATGAAGGATGCGAACAATCAGTACCTGTGGCAGCCGAGCAACATGGCGAACGAGCCCGACCGCCTGTTCGGCCATCCGTTCTACGAGGACGCCTACGCCGACGCGAGCGCCACCGGCAACGTCGGTACGGTCCTCTTCGGCGACTTCGCGGCCGGGTACCTCGTCCGCTACGCCAAGGGCATGGAGGTCAGCTTCTCCCGTGACTTCGCGTTCACGTCCTTCGAGACCACGATGCGCGCCGCGATTTGGCACGACGCCGCGACCATCGACACCCTCGCCATCAAGCACCTCGCGATGGCCTGAGCCTGACCGCGACCCGAAAGGAATCA